TGTTGATAGCTATCGAAGGGAAAGGGGAGTACAAACTCTCCACCTCCTCAGGTAGATATTAACTACCGTTACCCAGCGAGGGTAACCCATCGGCATTTCGACTTGAAGCTGCCGCGCTTCGTACTGGTCAGAAAGTCTAATCCATCCGACCTACCATCCAGGTAGGCTAATGGATCAGCTTGGACCTCTTCCGTCAGGCAGTAGTCTGCGGAGAAGTCAAATTCTGGCCTAGCTGCACCTGTGACCGAACTATCGGCACTACGTATGTCAGCCACTGCTGGAACGTCAGACATGCTGTCTGCCGCATCTGGCAATGTGACTTGTACACCGCGTAGGCCGCAGTCGCGGACCCATGGGTCAGTACCTCTGGTGCCTTCTCGTACTCGACGTTGACTAGATCGACGTTGGTCGGAGCTGGTCCCGGATTCTCTAGAAGATAAGTGATATCTTCCATATGAACCGGAATTTGCACGATCACAACGTCCATATCTAATGACGTCGGTAGTTGATTGGCCCCATTTGTTGAGGCAGGCGAGTTCGTCTCCATCAATACTATCCTTTCTTTTGATTGGATCGTAGTGTAGCCTCTTTTGCATCCAACACTGCAAATCTCTATTCCAATAGAGATCCGTAGTGAAAAGATAGCTAAAGAAAGCTAGACCCGAACCGAGTTTTCTCGTTTTGGGTATGGTACGTCTCACCACTCGACTGACCAGATCGCGTATTGTCTGGGCAACTAACCACTGGCCTCTCATATAAAAGAGATCAGCGGTAGCCATCCAAGACATAACGTTCTCCGGTCCCCAGTCTCGTGAACCGTCATGCGGTACCGTTCGGGCATATACCGGATTAACCGGAATGCCTTTATAGTAATCCGCACCGCAAGATTCTCGGAAGAAACCTTCCTTGAACGACTTGCTGACGTTAACCTTTAGAGCATAGCTCTCAAGGTAATTCACGACTACGTCCGTGTATTCTACGGGGACAATAATATCGTCTCCATAGACATCTATCTTTGTACTATAGTACTTGATAGAAGAAGTACTTGGACGTCTCCCGTCGAGTTGGTGCATCGCACACTGTATAAGGGTATAAAATACCATTGCTTCTACAGGAAAGCATAATGCTGATCCCATAGACGCATACTTAAACAGGACGATGTTCCTCCCGTCGGGGAGAGTGGCATGTAGCGAACGAGCATCCTCGAGGTATTCGAGGAGCCCTGAGGTCTTGAAGATTCTCTGAACCAAATGCAAGTGCACTCGGTCAGATGCGTCTTTCAGGTCCAGCGTAGCTGTTCGTCTATCGATACTGCCACTACGGGCGAGTCTCTGATTGACACTCTGTTTCGTAAAACGAATGGAGCGTCTAGTCAGCGGATGGGTCTCCAATATCGTATATACATAATCCTTTACGGATTGCTGCATATACTGCATATGTGAAGGCTCAATCGCAATGACTCGCGGCGTGGTCTGGGTCTTGGGTACAAATACTATTCGTACGGACTCTTCGTCCTTAACGTCTAGATATTGTAGTCCATTTACCGGACACTCTTTCCCTATACCACCGAAATGAGCAGCTAACCCGTAGTTAGGGTAGCAGTGCAAATCGGAAGGAAAGAGTAACTCAGAGCGCTGGTTCCACTTACGGATTCGTTGCCGCTCATTTGCGAGCAACTTATCTGCAGTGACCCCAGGCCCATGATGACAAACAAGATCAATGCAATCAATCTCAGGAAAAACCTGAGACCAAATGATCGCGGAAATCTTATCAAGGATTGAATCCTTTCTCTCTACTTGAGAGGTCATCATGCGGAGTTCACCCTCTACATCAATGAAGTGCTGTACGGCCTTTCTATTACGCGAAGGGCTGCACTCGATCTTTAGTTTCTTGAAGAAACGACAGATCTGCCTGATATATAATACAGTATCAGGGCACGGGTCATTGAGTAGACCGCCATCAAGTGCGAACACACGTTTGAAGAAACCCCCGAGAAATCGAGGGAGACTTCCATGCCTACTAAAAGATGTAGGACATGAGAAACGCCCACTTTCTAAGCCTCTTTCGAGAGCATCAGAAAGAGTGGGGAGAGTTATTGTTAAAAACGATAACCCTTCGTGTTCACAACGACATCGCACACGTGCGATGTCGCGTTCTACGGACAAGTCTAGGTCCATTGCTGCTTGACGCAGTATGGCCTCGACGAGCATGGTCGGTCTTTTCACTGTAACCTCCTTTATAAGAGGGATACAGGACCGTCTAGGCTTACTCCACTATCGGAAGCTAACTCTGAGATTCAGAAGACGTTTTAACGTGATCATGAACCTCGAGAATGAATTCATTCGCTGCCTCAAGCAGCAAAGAGACAAAAATCTTTGCAAACTTGTGTAGCATCAGAATTCACCTCCGAGAACCTTGTTATAATTGGTTGACGTAAGCCAACCTTTCAAGGCCTCGATGAGATAGCCGATCTCAGTATCCGAAAAGACGCCATTCTTGGGTTCGTCAATGACGAAATAACAAGAGACGCCTGCCTGCGCATTAATCGCACTGATTGGATCAGCAGCGATCTTTGTTTGGGCAATTCGGACTTCGCGACGAAAACGAGACGAAGTAACATTCTGTTTCGTAGTCATCACGGTGTTACCGTCAGCGCTAGTATACGCATTGACCGTCGGACCCTGCTGGGTACGAGCGAGCGATGTCGCAACAGCATTGATAGTAACAGACTGAGGATCTGCAAGCACTAGAAGCTCCTTTACTTTATTACGCTTACTCGCCTATTACCTATAGGCACGGTAGGCTATCGAAGTCTAGAGAGCCCAAGGGCGCCCAGGATCGATAGTTGCACGCCAGATAAATTTGCTTCTGGCGTGGCGAAACCGAAAGGATCGCCGTGAGACCTGGATTTTGATCCAGAAGTCAACTCGGCGTTGCATGTGACGGTTATCGGGGCAAAGGTCTTATCCTGGAAGTACGACTGGGTAGTAGTAAACACCCTGTGGTATTCCGCGTGATGCATGACATAGAAATAGTCAGCAGCACATCGGTCAGCTAAGGTTGTCTGCATGTTCGAAAGAACATCGCCGACATTAGCGAACCAATCGATAAGCCATGTCCACGGTAATGCATTCCAGACAACTGCGGGAGAAGGATATAATCCGAAGATTCTAGCCTTCATCGCACGAGTCCAGTTTACGTCACGAGGCCCAGGTGGTAGCCAATACTTGAATTGGGCAGCTGCCCAAATCTTGTCTTTTTGACTATCAACGTAGCGAGAGGTGCCAACCCCATTGTAAAATTGGGTTACGAAGGTCGGGAGATTTTGATATCCCGAACCATCAAGGCGACCTAATTCTCGACTAGTGTCAGCCAGAATTATTTTCCGTCTGACAGGCCTGCCTTCGTCTCGCAAGAGTTGTTGTAGGGTTTTCTGCGCATTCATCTGTGTTAAGACGAAATTGCGGATATCCCTAAGAAGCGGTTCCCAGCCGAACTTAAGCGCGAGGTAATAATCCCCGATCGCATTAAGTCCGTTACTGAGAAACCTTTGCTGAAACATCCCAGGCAGTTCTCTCAACTCATAAATAGCGTTGAGAGCCTGAAAATTGGGACGATCAGGCTTCATTCTTGCGTAGGCTGTTGCGCCCCAATCGGCACCGTCCACAAAAGGGACGGGATCCAGCATATAGCCGGGTACGCCGATTACGTCGCCGTGGTAGGACCAATCCGAAAATCCACCGGTACCACGAATGGTGCCGACGGAAGTAGGTTTGATACTTGCGGTTACATAACGTAAACCGAAGTTTCCTCCCACGTCCACGCTTCCAAAGCGTGGATAGCCATAATGTCCACCTTTTCCGTCTAATAGCATCTTCGAAGGTTCGAAGGTTGTGCCATAGACTGGATCTTTTCCTCCCGAGTCAGTTAATCTGTACCCGAGAAGATAAGTCCTAGCTGGTTTTTGAGACCAGTAGGTAGGATCGGACATATAGACGAGCCTTTCTTATCGCATTATGCACAAAAGTGCATGGAGTGTTCCGTAGAACGTGGGGTGGCCGAGAG